GATAGGACTTGGCGGAAGGCCTCGGTCCAGCCGTGCAGCCAGTTGTTGATCAGGCGCTGCTGACGCATCTGGGTCACCGCAGGCGGCACCTTCTCGGTGGGGCGCCCGAAGTATCGGTCGGTCTGGGCCTCGATGGCCGCGATGAGGTTGACGGCAACGCCGGGCTCACGAGCGGGGGGCGCCAGGAACCCAATCTCGCCGCGGCGCAGCACCGGCACCTGCACGGCCGGGCCGATCTTCAGGTTGCCACCACGGGTCTTCGGCACCTCGATGGGAGGCAGCGTGGCCAGCGACGTGTAGTCGAAGATCGAGTCGCGCTGGGCCTTCACCTCGTGCTGCCAGGTCGAGCAGATATCGGGCACGCCGCGGCTCTCGGTGATCTGGCGGTGAACGACTTCGGAGCGCCAGACAACGAAGGGGTACTGGCCGTGCGAGTATTCCAAGGCTTCGAAGTAGCCCCACTTGTCGCCGACCTGGGGACTGAAAACGGTGTAGAAAACACCCGGGATACCGTCGGAATCCACGGCCTTCTGGTAGGCGTAGACCACCTCGATCAGGTTCTCGCGGTCGAGGATCGAGTTCTCGGCCAGGCCGACAGAGTAGGAGAAGTCCGAGTAGTCCGAGAAACGGCCCATCGTGTTGATGGCCTCCTGCGCCCACTCGCTGTCCCAGCCCTCCACCTCGACCTTGTTCAGCAACTGCGCTTCGGTCATGTAGAACCGCCGAAAGATCACCCGGGCCGACTGGATGTCGGTGGTCTCGGGCGGGAACACCAGCTCGTCCCAGGGCGCCAGAGCCGCGATCATCGGCTTGTTGGTCGTCATCGTCGGCACCGGGAAGTCGCACTCGCCATCGTCGCGCAGCTCGCGGATGGCCTTGAGCGCACGGCGCTTTTTGAGATTCGGGAAGGCGGCCAGCAGGAGCTCCGCGGATTGGTCGTCGGCCTCGGGATTGGCGATGAGGTTAGGCAGGTCGGCCAGCACCGAGCCCTCGGGCGACTGCGCGGCCAAGGCCATCACCTGGTCCATCGTCAGGTACTGCTCCTTCTGACCGAGCTCCTGCTGCCAGGTGACGTGAACGCCGGCCCAGCCGTAGGTCCAGAGGTACTGCGACAGCAACTCGACCTCACGAGTCAGGTCGTTGTACATCCGGGCGTTCATAGCCCAGTCCATCAGGTTGTGCGCGGTCACAGCCTGGTCGAGCTGGCTGACGTTGGTCGGCGAGACACGCAGCATCGAGCGCCAGAAGGAGGTGCTGCAGAGGTCCACGAGGCCGTTGATCACCTCGTCGGCCAACGGAATCCGGGTATCGGACGCCCCATCCCATGGGAAAGCCGGCTTATTCCGGTTGGCGTCGTTCCATTTCTTCCCATCATCTGTCTGACCTGGCCACCTGCAGTATCGCACCTGCTCGACACGGTCCACCCGGGCGAAACACCCGTAGTCGGTGGCACTGCGCCGCAACTCCTCGGTCAGTGCCGGCACATTGGGCTCCTCGCCGACCCGGGCCATCACGTCTGTTGCCGTCTTGTAGGAATCTCCTTGCATAGTGCTTTGTGTTAGTATCCACCGCCGCCGCGGCTATCAAAGCCCCCGCGACCCACAAACGCAAGACCCGAGACCAGTAGCATCCCCAAGCAATCGATTGGATCCTTGGTCGCGCCCTTCTGCCCGTCCCTGCCCGTATGCTCCGACAGCGCATAGATCAGGTTGGTGCAGTCGTTCACGATGTACAATTGTGGCTCGTTAATCGACGTCAGTTCCTGAGTGGCATCGTAGGAGAGCTGGGAGTTGATCGCGGAGGTGCGCTGGTCGACAGGCACGCCCGGGGCAGGTACGAAGGCCATGCCGTCGTCTGTGGGGTCTTCGGATTCGGCTAGGAGATCGATCAGGGTCGTGCCGCCGGCCTCTGATAGGGCCGGAGAACCACCCGCCTTGGGGTCGATCAGGCGCATGATCGGCTCGCCGCAGCCCAGGTCGGACTCGATCTGCCGGAACAGGCGGCGGTACTCCGAGATCGAGCGCCCGGCCTCTAGGGTTTGGGCTGGCCCAGGCTTGCCGTCGGCCTTCTCGCTAGGCAGCACCCACTCGCCGTAGTTGGAGAAGTCGGGAAACTCGCGGACGACGACGCGCTTGCCGTCCTCGTAGACCAGGATCCAGAGGGCGTACCAGTTCCGGGCGCCTGCGGGATCGCACACCATATACAACGTCCCGCCGGGTGGTACGGACGAGGCCGGGATGCAGTGGATCTCAGGGCGGAACCGCGCAAAGGCCTTACCAATGTTGTCACTAGCCCACCCATAGGCCCGAGTCAGGATCTGCCCCATTGGCGAGGCCACGAGCTTCAGCTTCATCTCGTCGAACGGGTTGTACGGGTTGTCCTCCGAGAAGAAGAACACCGTGCGACGGTTGGTCTGATTCTGCACCATAGTGCGAGCAGCCTTGCCGATGGGCCAGGTAGGAAGGCCTTGCTTGCCCTTCAGTAGCTCGGCGTCGTGGAAGGCCGTGATGGCCGAGCCTGCAGTGAACTCCTTGTAGACGCTGGCGACGCCCTCTAGGGGGGTCTGGGTGATCAGGAGCTTGCCGCGGCGCGTGATGAGACGGTAGCGCAGGGTCTCCACCCAGGACTGCGGTACGAGCTCGTCGCACCAGATCAGGTCGGCCTCGCGGCCCTCGATGGTGTTCTCGGATTGCGTGTAGTTCAGGAAGTCGCAGCGCGAACCGTTGGGCAGGATGAACGAGCCGTCGGTAAAGCCGTTCTTGCGGCTGTAGTTCAGGTAGTGGATCCGGCCCTTCTTGGTGGCTCGGAGGGCGACGGGCAGGTAGTTGTAGATGGCTGGCTGCTGCACGGTGACCGACGTGGCGTGCGAGGTGTGGCAGCAGAGGACGCTGGCGTTCTCCTTCTCAAGGAGTGTCTGAACAACGCGCCGGGCAGCCCAGAGCGTCTTGCCGGCACGGTTGCCGCCGGAGATCAGCAGCTCCTGGGTGACCGCATATTCGGTGTTGGCCACCTCCCAGTGGTCCGGGATGAACCCGTAGGTGTACGGATCAGCCTTCTCCAGTAGGACAAGCTGCGTGCGCTTCTGCTTCAGCTCGATGGCGCGGGGGTGCGAGGCGTCGACCTTGGGGATGACCGGGTGCTGCGGCTGCTCATTCCACCAGGCCGTGTTGCAGGCCTCGGTGCAGAAGCGCTTTTGCTTAGGTCCGCTGTGCTGCTTGATGATCTCAAACGGCTTGCCGCAGGTGAGACATGACGAAGGAGCGGCGGAGCGCTGAGAGCTGGCGGCGGAGGGTGCGGAGTTCACGGCGGAGGAGAGTGTTTTCGTAGGCAAGGTCGAGGACGTCACGGGCGGCGAGGGTGAGGGCGTCGAGCTCAAGCGTTTGTGGATATTTTTCGTTTGGAGGAACCCGTCGACTTTTAGCCGTCGCCGCGGATCGTCGACCCCCTCCCCCGGAGGCCTGGGCGGCCTTGGTCTTGCCGCGGCGCCGGGCGGCCTGGGAGGGGTGGTTAAGGTCTGTTGTTAGCACTTGTGTTAGCACTGGATGCTGTTAGCACCGAAAACAGCAGCAAACACTGGTGTTTTCGCGTGTTGTGAATCGAACCCTTGGTTAAGTTCAGAGGTTAGCACCGTCGGGCAGTTGCTCGTCGTTCACGGGGGTCACGTCGCGCTCACGCAGGTCTTTCATCAGGTCGCGGTGGTTCACTGAGGCGGTCATGGCGAGGTGGATGCTGGTAGGCTGGCCCTTCAGCGTGGACAATTTATCCAAAGTCACGCCTATGGCGATGGGTAGTGTTCTATCGTCTATGTAATTGATAGATGTCTCAGCAAGTCGCTTAGTGCCTTTCCATATTGCTACTTCCATGAATCCAGTGACATCCTTACGCCACTCTTCTTCAGTCTCTGGATAATCTATCGGAACCTTGACGCCTCTTATGTATTTGAACGTGGCTCCCTCTGTTAGACCAGCTTCCTGACTTATAGTCTGCAATGACTTGTTGTGTATCACACCTTCCACAATGGCGTCCGCCTTCTCCTGTGTCAGTGTCGAATTGAAGTGTTGATTCGGGTTCTCTGTCTTCTTATATCCCAGCTTATCTGCTGTCTTGAGCACCTTCTCAATGGTCTCTTCCGGGTAGCTCCTTATGCCATTGAGGATGCGGTTGACGTACACCTCGTTGACGCCAGAGGCCTCAGCGATAGTCCTCTGTGACACTCTGCCTTCCCGTTTTCTCTTATCGGGCTTACCCGGCATAAGGCGCAAAGCTGTAGGGGAACTCTCCCCAGTGGTTGAGCTGCTTCTTCGGCATCATGGAGTAGTGCGGCACGTCGCACAGGCTCATCCTGAGTGCCGCAGCGAAGTCCTCGGAGAGGTACTCAAGCTGCCCGGGCATGGTGTCGATGGCCAGCGGCATCCACAGCGTCGGGAACTGCGAAACGCGCACGTCCTTGCACCAGTCGATTCTATAGGGGGGTGCTATGTCCACCCTCCCGAGCTTTTCCAACGTCTCTATGAGGCATTTCCGGGGGATTGCGAGGCATCCTGATGCGAACATCTGAATGGGCACGAGCTCCGAGGCCGATTCGGCGTTGGCCGTCTGGAACTTCAGGGCCTGCAGGTGGTCTGCCTTGGGTCTGAGGGCCGGCCTGGGCGGCAATGTCCGGCAGGGGTAGGGGATGCAGACGGTTGCCTGGCGCTCATGGGCCAGCTCTGCCATGCGGATGATGTCGGCTGCCTGGAACTCGATGTCGTGATCGATCTGGACCCAGACGTCCTTGCCGGAGTCGATGAACCACTTGGTCGCCCGGCAACGGCTGCGGCTGATGAGCGCATCCTCGCGTATGGTGCGTAGATCGGTCTGGCGGTCGCTACGGGCGAAGGTGGCTGTCAGGTCGACCCAGGACATCAGGCAGGCCGCGGAGACGCCGCCGTAGGCATACAGGCTGACATGGATCGATGGCCTTGTGCCTGCCTTGGTCTCCTCTTGGACGACTGACTTCGGTGTAGGTGCGTATAGGAATGGATCTTCCATCTGTGGGGATTGTTGGCTGGTTGTGGCGTTCATTGCAACTCTTCGGGCGGGAGGTTGTTTTCTTGGCGTGCCTTGGCGAGCGACAGCTCGTGGCCTTTTGAGATCATGTAGACGATGGAGCCGCGGGGCACGTTGCAGGCGTTGGCAACGCCATCGAGGGCCATGCCCATGCAACGTAATTCGTAGGCCCGGATCATTGCTTCCGGTGTGTGTCTTGTGGCGTGCGATTCGGAATCATTGAGCAGCATTGGATCCGGGCTGCCGTCTGCGTTGAACTTCTGGTTCTTCGGGTATGATATCCATCCGGCCTTGACCGCTCTTGCTATCAACTGCG